CCCCGGGTATGGGCCACCCCCCCACCTACACGTTAACGTATACAGCATGTACAACGGATAGGGTTTTTGGGCTGTCAAGATAAGGCGAAAAGGGAAGACTGTACGTATATACAGGAGGGGAAAATAGAAATGTGTACTATTTTTAGTCAACTTAATGGATTTTGGGGAGGGAGAGCTAAAAAGCTATTGCAAGTTAATAAAATTTGTGGTACTAATAAGTATATCTTTTTATATATATCTATAAATATAAAAGACCTTTATAGTACTTACTTTAAAGTACGTTGTATTCATGGATTTTGTTTTGTAAAGAGGAAAAGGGAGAGATTGTACTAAATTTATAGGATTATCGTGATTAACAAAGATTCGTACACGCAAAAAGTGATACGTGAATTATCAACCATTGACGACTTTCACAGACCTGCATCAGAAAGGTTCTTAAACGCATTCTACGCCTCTGTAGCAGGAAAACACAAAGACCCGAATACCTACCTACCTCATAGTGATCTTTTTTACTGTAGAGCGGCTCTAGAGGACAAATTCCCTGATCGTAAATTTACTATTGCTGAAATAGAAGAATTAATTTACGAAATTTATGGCGTAAGGTATTGACTTTTATTGAGTCAAGTGCATAACGCTACTTTGCGGCGCGTAATTCTACTATGGGGAGTGGTTCTTTCGTAAGAGAGTTGTATGTCTACATAGTTGGTGCAATGCCAACCGCCGTCCCTAATTCATAAACGTAAAGGAAGTACAATGGCTGAGAAGCAAGCACGGGCACCGATGGAAATCCCAGATATGCCTGCAAGTTTTGAAAAAGAATACATGCAAGCAGTTTCTGAGAGTGGCCCTACGACTGCACTGCTAGACAAGTATGATGCGGCTAGTCCTCGTGACTTACCTGCTAAGATCATCAAGGCGGCAGAAAAGGCCATGAACAAAGAGAAGACCGTAAAGAAATCTTACGGAGGCATGCCTGCCAAGCGTAAAGTCTTAACAAAGAACAAAGGCGGCATGGTCAAAGCAAATTGTGGTGCTTCAATGAAAGCTACCCAAAAAGGTACACCAAAAGGAAACTGATGATGGCATATTGTAGTGGTTGCCCCAACAAGGCAGGATGTAAAGCCGCAGGTAAGTGCTCTAAGACAGGTAAGAAGCTTGGCATGATGGCGGGAGGCATGGCTAAAAAGAAGCCTGCTGTGAAGAAAGCTTCTGGTGGCATGGCTAAGAAGAAGCCTGCTGTGAAGAAAGCTTATGGCGGCATGACTAAGAAGAAGTAGCCTAAGTGACGATTGCAAGAGACAGCAGAACTAAGTCTGAGATTGTTGCAGTTTCTACTGATGATTCTGCAGTAACTATCTATACGTGTCCTTCAAATTGTAAGGCACACATGAGTCTGCTGTTTTTTACTAATGCTTCGTCTAATGCCAGTGATGTAAATGTCCAATGGTACAGAGCCGCTGATACTACTTCGTATTTTATTATCGGTGGTAAGAACCTAGCGCAAGGTGAGTTTGTTAAGTTTGACGGTTCGTTTATCGTTTTAGAGCCGGGTGATTACATCACGATAGAAACAACAAATACGGCAGGATCAGGTACACCCGACATGGATGCATTTTGTACTGTCGAAGAATTCTTCTTGCCACAGCAGGCGGCGACATTATGATGAAAAAGAAACACCCCATGAATGCTGTGCCGATGGCTAAGGGTGGGTCTACAAAGAGTCGGGTGAATGAATCTGGGAACTACACTAAACCGGGAATGCGTAAAACACTTTTNAANTCCATCAAGGCAGGTGGTAAAGGCGGTAAGCCCGGTCAGTGGTCAGCTAGAAAAGCACAGATGCTTGCTAAGAAATACAAAGCCAAGGGTGGCGGCTACAAGTCATGAAGAAGCCCCAACAGAGTTTAAAGAATTGGACCAAGCAGAAGTGGCGTACCAAAAGTGGCAAGCCTTCAACGCAGGGTCCAAAGGCAACTGGCGAGCGTTACCTCCCAGAGAAAGCAATCAAGAGTCTTTCAAACAGCGAGTATGCCGCTACTACCAAAGCCAAGCGGAAAGCAACGAAAGCAGGAAAGCAAGTTGCCAAGCAACCNAAGAAGATTGCAAAGAAAACTGCGAGATATAGATAATGGCGACTACTAAAGATGTTGAACGCTTACCTTCTGGCCGTATNAAATACCGTGGCGAAACATTCGCAGGGTACAACAAGCCAAAGAGAACATCTGGAGGCTCTAAGAAGTTTGCTGTTCTTGCAAAGAAAGGAGACCAGATCAAGCTTGTTAGGTTTGGTGACCCGGACATGGAAATTAAGAAAGATAGNCCAGAGCGTCGTAAGAGCTTTCGTGCAAGGCACAACTGTGACACGGCCAAAGATAAATTTTCTGCTCGCTATTGGAGTTGTAAAAAATGGTAGCTACATACCTAAAAAAAGATAAAGAGTATACCGAGAAGCAACTCGCATTTTTGGAGGCTCTAGGCACGACTGCACAGGGCAACCTTCGACATGCTATGCGTGAAGCGGGCTATGCCGAGAACACTCATCAGAAAGAAGTTGTTGGCCCATTGCAAGACGAAATGGTTGAACTAGCTAACACTATCTTAGCCACCCATTCTGCTCAAGCGGCGTTTGGCTTGGTAGGTGTACTNGACGAGCCTACTGCAATGGGAGCTAGAAATGCTATTGCGGCGGCCACTCAAGTTCTTGACCGTGTAGGCGTAGTCAAGAAAGAAAAAGTTGAGGTGACAACAGACACTGGTGGTTTGTTCATTCTACCTCCTAAGAAGAACGATGAGTCATCTAACTGACGACGAAGAGCTACGGATTACCGAAGCCCTATTCCCTGATACATACGAAGTCCAAGGATCTGGTAGGCCACCTTTTAAGGTANTCTACGATAAAGATCCTTCTTCTGTTAAAGGGCATACGGTCTACCATTTAAACAAAGATTTATTACCGTACATACTGACAGCTATAGGTGCGATGAAAGAAGGNGCATCGTTTAGACAAGTCGGAGAGTATGTAACAGAAAAGTGTGGGTTTGCTTTTTCGTATGAATCCTGTCGTAGGNTATTTAATCTAGTNTGCGAACATTACCCAGACTGGAAAGANCATAGGGCACAAGCCCACGGTGCCAGTAAAAATAACATTCAATCTAAAACGTATAAAGATAAAAATAAGCGCGAAGAGGCCCAGAAACGGTCTCAACTAAAGCGTAAAATGACTAACCTCAAAAAAGAATACGATCAACTAATCGAGAAGAAAGAAGAAAAAGAAAAGTTAGCGGATCTAGACAATAATGTTGAGGTTATTGGAGGGGCCATCAACCGAGGTAGAAAGGATGAGGCCCCTGTTATTTTTAAACCTAANGAAGGCCCNCAGACAGACTTTCTGTCGGCCACTGAAAGAGAAGTACTTTACGGCGGTGCCGCAGGTGGNGGTAAGTCATACGCCCTGATTGCAGACCCAGTACGGTACTTCGGCAATAAAAATTTCAACGGTATCTTGCTACGTCGNACAAACGANGAATTGCGAGAAATCATTTGGAAGACACAAGAGTTATATCCTCAAGTCTATAAAGGGGCCAAGTGGTCTGAGCGGAAGTCTCAATGGAACTTCCCATCAGGCGCAAGGCTCTGGCTAACTTACTTAGATAGAGATGAGGATGTACTTCGATACCAAGGACAAGCATTTAACTGGATTGGCTTTGACGAGCTTACGCAGAATCCCACGCCTTTTACTTGGGACTATATGCGTTCTCGTCTGCGTTCTACAGACCCAAGCCTTCCCCTCTGCATGCGAGCTACCACGAACCCGGGAGGCCCGGGTCATGGATGGGTCAAGAAGATGTTTATCGACCCTTCTCCTGCCAATACAAAGTTCTGTGCCACAGAGCTTGAGTCAGGAGAACCTTTAGTTTACCCAGAGACCCATGCTAAGGCAGGCGAGCCGTTATTCTTTAGACGCTTTATTCCTGCCACGCTAAAAGACAATCCTTATCTGTATGATGAGGGGGCTTATGAGGCCAACCTTCTTTCTTTGCCAGAGCAACAGCGCAGGCAGTTATTAGAAGGCGACTGGATGATTGCTGATGGAGCGGCATTCTCAGAGTTTAGTATCCGCACACATGTTGTCGAGCCTTTTGATATTCCGAACACATGGCGCAAGTTTAGAAGTTGCGACTTNGGNTACAGNACTTATTCTGCAGTTCTATGGTTTGCTATNGACCCTGCTTACGAGACATTGATTGTTTATCGAGAGCTTTACGTCAGTAAGAAAACCGCTCGTGAATTAGCTCGATTGGTTTTAGATGCCGAGGCAGGCGATAAAATCAGCTATGGAGTACTGGACAGTTCGACATGGCACAAGCGCGGCCATACAGGACCGTCGATTGCAGAAGAGATGATAGCTGAAGGCTGTCGATGGAGGCCATCTGACAGGACATCAGGCTCTCGTATCGCAGGCAAGAACCGGTTGCACGAACTTCTGAAGTTTGATGAAGAGATAGAACAAGCAGGAATAGTTTTCTTTGATACTTGTAGGCAAACCATCTCAGACCTGCAAGTAATCCCGTCTGATAAGAAAGGCACAGACGATATCGACCCTCGATTTGCCAGTGATCACACGTATGACGCTTTGCGTTATGGAATCATGTCTAGACCTAGATCGAAAAGTTTATTTGATTTTGGTGAAGATATGAGTAAAACAGACTGGCAACCATTTGATAAAGTATTTGGGTATTAATAGGTGTATAAATGGCAATTGTAGATAAACCAGAATTTGACAATGACGAATCCGTTGTCCTTGAAGATGCAAAAGACGAACAGGATGATTTTGAATATTCTGGGTTTATAGGCATTATCAGAGATAAATTTACTCGCTCTAAAGACAAGCGACTAACCGATGAAGAGCGTTGGTTACGCGCATATAAAAACTATAGGGGCGTTTACGATGACACGACACAGTTTACCGAAACTGAGCGTTCTCAGATTTTCATTAAAATCACTAAAACAAAAGTTCTCGCCGCCTACAGCCAAATTACCGATGTTCTGTTTGCAGGTAACAAGTTTCCAGTCGGAGTTGAACCAACAAAAATTCCGGAGGGTATTCAAGAAACTGTCCACATTGATGCGGCCATCCCAGACCCACTAAAAGAAATCTACGAAGAATTCAACGTGGGCTATGACGGAGATGGGCGAGAAGTCCCCGAAGGTGCAACCACTGCGTCTCAGTTAGGGCCAATTAAGGAATTAGAATTAGTTGAAGACGAAGTCAAACCCGGCCCGGGTAGTACTCCTACGGCGGCGGTATATGAACCTGCTAAAGAAGCGGCTCGATTCATGGAAAAAAAGATACATGATCAGCTAGAAGAATCTGATGGCAGTAAGCACTTACGTTTTGCGGCGTTTGAAATGGCCTTGTTTGGTACAGGGATTATCAAAGGACCATTCGCGCACGATGTTGAGTATCCAAATTGGGACGACGAAGGGAATTACGAACCAATCATGAGAACTATGCCTCGTATGGAAGCCGTCTCAATTTGGAACTTTTATCCTGACTCAGATGCTCATAATATGGCTGACTCTGAGTATGTTATCTATCGCCATAGAATGTCTAAGACTGATCTTAGAGAACTAAAAAATCGTCCTTTCTTCCGTGACTCCGCTATTGAACGAGCTACAGAGCAAGGTCCTAACTACCGTAACGAATACTGGGAAGATATTATTGATGATACAGACTATCGCAGTAATATTAATCGTTGGGAAGTTCTAGAGTACTGGGGAGTTATTGACAAGGACATTGCAGAAGAAGCAGGTGTTACCCTCACTAAAGAGCTAAAGAAGTTTGATCAAATTCAGATCAACGCTTGGGTCTGCGGCGACAACATCCTTCGCTTAGTACTTAACCCATTCAAGCCTACACGCATTCCATTCCATGCGGTGCCATACGAATTAAATCCATACTCCTTCTTTGGGGTAGGTGTTGGCGAGAACATGGAAGACACACAAATGTTGATGAATGGTTTCATGCGGATGGCGGTAGACAACGCTATGCTATCCGGAAACCTAATTTTTGAAGTCGATGAAACCCAATTAGTACCGGGGCAGGATATGTCTGTCTATCCGGGCAAAGTGTTTCGTCGGCAAGGTGGCGCACCCGGTCAAGCATTATTCTCTACAAAATACCAGAATGTTTCTAGTGAGAATATGATGTTATTCGACAAAGCGCGTCAGCTTGCTGATGAATCTACTGGTATCCCGTCGTTCTCTCACGGACAGACAGGAGTTACTGGAGTGGGCCGAACGGCATCTGGCATTTCTATGCTGATGGGAGCGGCGGCTCAGAACATCAAGACAGTGGTTAAAAATATTGACGACTATCTACTTGCTCCTTTAGGCAAGGCTATGTTTGCTTTTAACATGCAGTTCGACTACGACCCAAGGGCCAAAGGCGACCTAGCTGTCCTTGCTAAAGGTACAGAGTCGTTGATGAGAAACGAAGTTCGTTCTCAGAAGTTAATGCAGGTAATGCAAATGGGAGCAAATCCTGCACTGGCTCCAATGATTAAGTTTGACTACATTCTGCGGGAGATTGCGGCCTCTTTAGATTTGGACGAAGACAAGATTGTCAACGACCCGAGAGAAGCCGCCATTCAGGCTATCTTGATGCAACAGGTGCAAGGCGAAATGCAAGCCGAAGGCGCACCTCAGCAAGGACAAGAAGGTACGCCTACCCCTGCCAATCCTTCAGGGACAGGCGCAGGAAATATTGCTCCGGGTAACGCTCCTGAGCCGGGTGCCCCCGGTTTCTCAGCTAATACTGGCGCACCTCCAGAGGAACCAGTTCAATAATGACTCCTAATGTCGCTAAGAAATTATTACCTTTAGTCAACGTCAATAAACATTTAGATGCCGTGCAAGGATACGCATTAGAACGTGTAGATTTTTTGCACAGACAATTAGAAATCGCAACTTCTTTTGAGGAAGTACGAGAGCTACAGGGAAGCCTAAAAGAAGCTCGTCGATTACTGACCATTAGAGAAGAAGCCCAACAGGAAGCACGGGAGAAGTAAGTGGCTGTTAAGTCTTTAGGAAAAGCTGTCAAAGCGACTGCAGAAAAAGTAAAAGGTAAACTTGCTCCTACTGCAGTAGCGATGGGTTTAATGGCTCCATCCGAAGAATCCGAAGCCGCCTACATCCCTCTCAAAGCATTTGCCGAAGGCTCAGAAGCCGCACAGGCGTTATTCAAGAAAGCCCAGAAGCGTATTGATGAAGGTGCAGATACTCGTCCTAATGGTGAACTGTACCAAGAGATGGGTGTCTATAAGTCTGAAGATGGTGATTATAAAGTAGACGTTGCCGAACTTAGAGCAAGAAATCAACAACAGATGAGTGCTATTGGCACTTTTGCCGAAGATTTAGATTTCTATCTAAAATCTGGTGTGGCACGTTCAAAAAAGTTTGAGTTTCCTATCACACGCTACTTGACTGAAGACTCTCCTATATTTGAGTATTTCCCTGATCTAAAAGACGCTAAAGTAACAGTTGCCCCTAGAAGTACTGATTCAGACAATGCCTATAGCTCATTGGGTTTTTACCGTCGTCGGGACGTAGACGGCAAGCCTAAAATTGTTGTCACTATCCCAAAACAGTTAAATCTTGATCCTGAAGGCGGCTTGGACCGGCGGCAAGGTGATGGAAGTTGGCTACCCGAAGATAAACTATATTGGGATGAAGTTTTTGGGGCGTTTGCCACTTTAATACATGAATTTCAGCACCACATTCAGACCGTAAAAAAATCCGCTAACACTGGCTATAATCGTAGAAGTGTTGATAGGGCAGACTTACAGGGTTTGCGACAAGAATACGACTACGCAGTAGAAAGACTTTCGAAGCTAGAAAAAGGAGACCCGGGATACGAAACTCATCGTCGCATGGCTCAAAATATGGAGGACATGGCGTACGATACGTATGGTCCGGAGATGAAAGAAGAGTTTAGAAAAGCATCTCCTGAAAAGCGCACTGAAATGACCCTTCAGGTTTTAAACGATTTTAAAACCGGTCTTTTAAGCAAAGACAGTATTCTACCTCACGGGATATACATCCGAGAGTTAGGCGAAGCTGAAGCACGGTCCAGTGGTTTAAAAGCTCTTATCCCAGAAGGTTCTGAAAGAAAAGCCATTGGTGTTTTTTATCCTAAAAATTATACAAATCCATTAGGCTATGTTTCGAGGCCATCTGACATAGATGTCAACGACAGATTGACAAATGAAATGGTTCTTACAAGAGTCACTCCTGCTCCTGAATCTCCTGTTCGCCACGGCCAGTTAAAGCCTGTTTCTGAATTCGATTTTGAGGACTACCCTGAGCCTAAAGTTGTTCAGGACTACATAAATAAAGGTAGTGATGGCAAAGGAGCCGCCGCAGTTGTTGGTACTGGTGTTGCCGCAGGACTTGCTTCTCCGCCTTCAGAAGCTTTCGTTTCAGAAATAGGNGAAAAAACTGGATTATTTGAAGATGCTACGCCAACTCCTTCTCTTTTTGATGTTGAAGGAGTGGTGGATAACTTAGGTATCTCAAATACGTTTTTACTTGACTTATTAGTACCCCGGACTAAACCGTATGACTTGATATCTAATACTCCCGTTGTTGGCGAAGCTATGATGGCAACAGATGCTATTGATTCAAGTTTTGGTGATTACTTACGGGGCGAGGGGACTGAAGCAGGCCAACGTATCCGCAAAAATGCAGATGAAGATGATTTAGTTACAGACATGCGTCAAGGCGGTGGCCTAGAGACTCAAGCAGGAAAAGAAATGGAAGACAAAAACCCTAACAAGCCTATTCCAGAAAAAGCCGACATTAATAAAGATGGAGAAATTCAAGGATGGGAGAAGGCTCGTCACGAGGCAATCATGAAGACAGAAAAAAAGAAGACAGCGATGTACGAGGGAGGGATGATGGCAGATCCGTTTGCTCCCCTCCAAGTTGTCATAGGCATCGACGAAGAGTCAGGCAACGAAGTTCCCGCAGGTTCTAAGGCTGTCGAAGTACGCGATGACATTCCTGCTATGTTGTCAGAAGGCGAGTACGTTGTTCCTGCGGATGTTGTCCGCTATCACGGCTTGAAGACTTTTGAAGAAATGCGTAGTGAAGCTAAGTGTGCTTTAGGTTTAATGGCACAACATGATCGTATCTCAATGGTGGATGATGAAACAAAAGAGCCTATTGAGTATGACATCGAAGAAAAAGATGCGCCAGAAGTTGAGGAAGCAGAAGTTAAAGTTATTGAGGCGGCGGAAGGAACAGATGTACAAGCGTCTCCAGTAGCTTCCACGTTCTATCAACTTAGATATATTACTGACCCTGTTACTGGCGAAACTCGCATGACTTACGTTGATCCTACTACAGGATTAGAAGTTACTCCCGAAACTTTTGATGTCTCTAAAGCGGATAGGTACAGCATTGAAAACATTTTAGGAAGAGAAACTTCTACTGAAGAAGTAGAAGAAGAAGACGAAGCAGAAGACGAACCCAAAGAAGCAGAAAGCACTTTAGGCACACAAGAAGTTTTCCCTCTTAAATCGGATGAGCAAGGTGACGGCCCTTCAGGTCAACGAATGACTCGTGACCTTGGTAATAACTACGGCTACACAATGGAAGGTTTAGGGCAGAAGGTAGGGTTTTACGCAGGACCGTTTGGTGCCGCTATGAAATTTGCCGATAACGTCAACAACGCCGGTGCCATATCTGCCGCCCGCAAAGATTTAGGTCTTGAGCCTTTAGGATTCCTTGAGGAACTTGGGGCAGGTTTTACAGGCGAGTATAACGACGGGTATGTTGGGATACAGAATTTTGATGGGGACGAGTACCACATAAGTTTGTCGGGC